AGGGATGATTTGATTATCCCTAGGGCCCTTGGCCAGATGTATTTGGATGATTAAAGTCATCCTCTTACGCGCTGTATAAAGCTACGATTTCTACGTTAAAATTTGTGTACTTACTTTTAAACGTTTGTAGTACCACCCTTAAAGTTTTTGTTTGTTAAACTTAAAATAACTCTCTGGACTCTAGATCCAGTCCTTGTCAGTACTTGCAAAGTGCTGATATTTTTAACATCAGGTGAACGGCCCTGATACTTTGCACGCTCTTTACTAGTAAAGGAAGCGTTATGTCCGAATTACTTGAAGCAGATAATTCTGTAAAGAGCCCATGACTATATTCATAGGGCCCCAGCTCCATGGGGAGCAGGGTAATGGTGTTCGCTTATCCAAAATGTCGACCTAATATAAAAATGACATCGAAGGCGTTAACAATGTATTTCTCTGTAGATACGGTGGGAAGTGTGGTCAGTAACACTCTTCCTATGCCTGCAACAAGGTATGAAATGAAGTCCGCTCTTAGTAGCGGCAAGGCTTCTGACATTAGCCTATCTAAGTCAACTGTTGACGCACGGTCAATGAACTCAAGTTCAACCCAATACGTCAGTCTTCCTGTGGACACACCAGCATCACGGGACGCTCACTTAGCGAAACAGGTTTTTGAAAATATGCCACTGGAGGCTAAAATCCAGTACCTTTCAAAGTCACAATACTCACCTCAGTCGAGTCTCTCCATCTCAAGCTTATTAAGTTTGAAAGATCATTTACGCAAACAACTCACTGAAACCGCCATCTCTAAAATTGAAGGCATTTGTGCACTTTACGGGGCTCTCTGTAGTGTAAACGACGCTGCAGGTTTCCTTGCTGTATTAACCCTATACGCAAAAACCCACTCACAAACAGCCTTAGTAACTCAATTGGCATCTGTAGTGGACAAACTCTTTACCGGTTACTCACCACAATCAGCCGGTCAAAGACCCGCTTGGCTCGATCAAATGAAAGATGCCTTGCACAACTGGAAATTACTAATTAACAATCCAGCTTTCGCTCAAATATCGAGGGTTTTATCCCTTTTAGTCACTCTTGGAGTGATCGAGAATGCGAGTGTCACGCTTGGAAATTTTGAAATTTTCGCCGTCGAAGCTCAGAAGAAACACTGCACTGCTGTGGATCTGATTGATGCGATTGTAGACACTATTGTCTTTTTCGCTGAAGCAGGTTACATGTGCTTCGTCACGGGGACATTGTCTCCACTTCTATTCTCCTCTCCGAAACTCGTAGAGATGGAGGAAAAATATGTAGCCAAATTAGCTCAATGGGAACACGCTCGCAATGGTAATTTAGAGCGATTTTTGAGCATGAGTGAGGCCCAATTCGACCGAGAACTTAAAGAACTCATCGAGGACTTCCACCAGCTATATAAAACCACGCCCAATGGTACTGAGAAGAAAATCACTCAGCAAAAATGGGAAGCTCTGAGCAAAATTTATACAGAGTTTACAGCCATTCGGATCTCAGGAGGATTGCGCAAAGCACCTCTTGCTGTGAAGATTTATGGCAATTCCGGAGTCGGGAAATCTACATTTGCCGACATTACCCTAGCAACCGTTCTTAAAGCTATGGGTGTGCCGTGTTCGGCTGACTACATATGTACTATTAATGAGTCAGATCAATACATGTCGAACTATCGGTCATATATTACCGGAGTAAAAATCGATGATCTTGGTAATACTAAGAAGGAATTTTGGGAAGTTGCGCCCTCAGAATCCATCATCAAAATTGTGAACAACATTCGCGAGTATGCTGTAATGGCAGACCTTGCAAATAAGGGTAAAATTTCGATTGAACCCAGTTGTCTTACTATCACCACCAATGTGGAAGAATTGCACGCTGGATTGTCATCCTACAACTCTATGTCAGTTCTCCGCCGTTGCCACGTTCATGTGGAATTAAAGGTTCGCCCTGAATTCCTAACTAATAATTTACTAGACTCAGCTAAAGTTATAGCCAAGTTTGGTAGCATGAACCAATTAAACGATATTTGGCTTATCACACTCAAAGAGCCAATCGGCGATGGCCCCGGTGGTCAGGAATTTAGTAGTTGGAGGATTCTCGAAGAGGATCTATCTATTACCGACTACGTAAATCGCCTAATCAAAATCGCTCGAAAGCACAATCACGAGCAAACTCTTCTTGTTGAGTCCTTCACTGAACCCTCAGACATCATCAATATCTGCCCAGAATGCGATGAATGTACTGAAACCTGTAAGTGTAAAGTTGACTCCAAGGAAACTGAGGAATACGTCCCTCATTTCGGAGAACGCCTCGCTGGCCATATCTCACGTAAAGCACAAAAATTCACCCACAAATTGAGGGTGCATCAGAGTACAACGGAGACGGCTGTTGAGGATTTTTCCATCAAGGTGTTACTCTTGGGTCTTAAAACCTTTGAGGAATCGCCATTGTCTTCTTGGACATCATGGATACCCCAGGAGTGGATGGATAATGATATTATCAAATCTACCATTCTATCATTTGGGGAGGATGTGATTGGACAGGAGGTCAAAACCTATTGCAGACGCATGTTATTTGCACACACTCTTATGTGCTTGTTGGTCTGGTCCTTATTTGGATTCGGGTCAGCATTACTTACGGCTGTTATTGGGTTCGCATACTATATGATTACTATTGCTGGAGTTATTGAGACGAAGAAGGAGGCTTATATGGCAAGGCTTGTAGCCTCGCGAGAAACCCTTCCCGAATTGTTTAAGACTCTCAGAGATCAACATGTAAAATATGCTTGTGGGATTTTTGCTTCCCTCGGCTTGCTCTACGGGGCAGCCCAAACCATTAAAGCGCTCAAGGCTAATATTTCCTTCCAAGGGAAGTTGGCACCTAAGTCTATTGCAGATATTAGGGAACGCGATAAGGAGGCGAACGTTTGGCAACCAACCGAACGCACAAAACTAACAAATAATGGCAGTTTTAGCGACCAAGAACGTGCTTCACTTGGCTTGCGAACCGCTATGGGTATTGTTGAGATTGGCGACTCTTACAGCGGAGCATTCTGCGTGAGTTCAAAGATTTATATGATCCCTACCCATGTCATTCCAGTCGTCCCTACCGTTGCTACTTTCAAAAGTGCTTCAGGTAATATTTCCACTACGATTGTGAAGGATAGGTGCTACCCGATTCCAAATACGGACGCATCACTAGTCTATGTACCTAATGCACAACCAGCTAAGGACATGACAAAACATTTCGAACCAGATTACGTTCGGCATCCAGTGCACGCTACATTGCATGGTGTTACCTACAACTTAAAACAATTTCAGGATAATACCTTGTGGCAATTCGCACCAGATGTATATAACGGCTGTGCCGTTTTTCCCGGTTCCTTTTACACCCTAAACAACATGCGAACTTTTGAAGGGATGTGCATGTCCCCCATTGTCTCAGACTCTCGCGAGAAAAAGATTTTGGGCTTCCATATTGGAGGCGTCACTGATACCAGAAAGGGATGTGCTTTCGCGGTTACACTACCACAATTAGTAGCTGCAAGAACCGAATTAATTAACTTGAGTCCGACCTTTATGGAAGCGCCTCAGGCAGCTGAATTACCTGACAAGATGATGGGGCAAGAATACGCTATTAGCGGTAATGTTCACCGCAAGTGCCCTACTAACTTCATCACAGGCGATCCTGCCGTAGTTGCTTACGGGACGGTCACGGGGAAGGCGAAATTTACATCTCGAGTAATCGAGACGCCTATTTCCAAGATCGTTGAAGATGTGACAGGTGTTGCTAATGCGCACGGTCCACCGAAGTTTGTCAAGCCGATTGAATTGGCTGACGGTCGTGTGGATTCGCAAAGCTGGCGACCCTGGTACGAATCACTCGAGGTTTGCTCCAAACCCTCTGTGGGCTTCAGTCCTAAGAAGGTGGAAGTTGCAATGGATGATTACCTTGCAGAAATAGAGCAAGTATTTCAGCGCGACAGTTCTTTACACCGCGCCGAGATGCGACCCCTCTCCCATCAAGAAACTATTTCTGGGATTGAGGGAAGGCGATTCATCGACGCCATGGTTACCAAAACCTCTATGGGATACCCAATTGGGGGTCCCAAATCTCGTCATCTGGTAGATTTACCGCCAACAGACGAACATTCATGTCCTCGCGACTTCACTCCTGAGATTCAAGCCGAAATCGCACGGGTGCTTACTACTGCTGATGCAGGTGAGTCACTCAATATGATTTTTGGGGCTAGTCTTAAGGATGAGCCAACGAAGTTAACCAAGGATAAGGTGCGTGTTTTTCAAGCCGCGCCACTAGCTCTTCAGTATGCAATTAGGAAGTACTTTTTACCTGTTGCACGTTTTATGTCACTGTACCCCTTAGTGTCTGAGACAGCTGTTGGAGTTAATTCACACGGGCCAGAGTGGGACGAACTCTCTCGCTTTATGGCTAAATTTGGGGATGACCGAGTTATTGCTGGGGACTATTCTAAATATGATCTCCGCATGCCCGCACAGCTAACTATCTCTGCGTTCGCTATCATGATTAAAATAGCAACTTGGTCGGGTAATTACACCGCATCAGATCTTAAAAGAATGCGCGTGATTGCCCACGATGTATGCACACCATTGGTTGCTTATAATGGAACTCTTATTAGGTTTCTAGGCACCAATCCTTCGGGACAAAATATGACCGTATACATCAACAGTATTGTAAATTCACTCTTGCATCGCATCTGTTTCTATGAAGCGTATTCACCTGCAGAGTTGAAAACAATTGGTAAAGAACTATCTTTGGGGCGTGCTGCACGCTTCAGAGACCTCGTAACACTAATGACCTATGGCGATGATGCCAAAGGGTCCGTACGACCTGGTTACGACAAATTCAACCACGTGTCAATGGCGGAAACACTTGAAGCCAACGATATGAAATTTACCATGCCTGACAAAGAGTCCGCACCTCGACCCTTTATGTCCCGATATGAAGCTGATTTTTTGAAGCGAAAGGACAGATATGATGAGGATCTTGGTGTGTATGTAGGAGTGCTCGAAGAAGCCTCCATTTTTAAGTCCCTCCATTCTATCTTGGAATCAAAGGAGGTGACCCCTGAAGAAGTGTGTACTCAAAATGTGGATGGAGCCCTCAGAGAGTGGTTCTTTCATGGCCGTGAGGTATTTGAATCTAGGCGAGAACAGATGAAGGAAATTGCCCGTCGGGCTAACCTTCCCTGCCGAACCTTGGATGATGATTTTGACACCCGTGTAGATCAGTGGAAGCAAAAGTATGTTCCCCAAATGGGACGTGTTTTCAATGCGGAAGCTTGGTACGAACGCAAATGTGCCGGCCGATCGATGGAGATGTTGCAACATATGCGCAACTCTATTCAGCATAACTTCGCAGTCAACGATCGTGAAGACAAATTAGCTGTTATCGATAGAACAATTAGGGACTTGGAGCTCGATGAGTTCACCGTTCCCGCAACAATATCTGTTAAATCCTCCACTGTGAACAGTACCGTAACTGAAGCAGTTAGTGAGGAATCTATTTTATGTAATCGTGTAAGGAGTATCCTTGGCAAACCAATGCTCGCCGAATACCCCGTTATCTCTCAATGTTTTGGAG